GATTCTCAGAGTTGACGATAAAATATCGTTTGATATAGCCATTTTATTTTCCTCCATAATTTGAAATATTTGGCATAAATTAATTATTATGTTTTAGTTTATTAGCAGGTATCCTTGCGGGTCTGACTAAATCACCTTATCCACAAGGGGGGTTATTTAGATTTATTTGCAGCGAGCCATTCATAAACAGCATACGCTCCTTGATCTCTTACAGCCTTTGGTACTGTTGGGGCCTTACTAGGTCTTGAAGTTCCACCAATCATCAAACCATACTCCTTAGCGGTAGTCTTGTATGTGTTTAGTTCTTCCTCAAGTTGTCTAGCCTTTTCATTTTGTTTTTGACCTTTCACAATATAATAGGCTTGTTGCAGAGATAAATTTTGATTTTGCAAAAGCAACTTAGCAACATCTTGTTTGTAATCCATCAGATCAGGATTTGCTGCTTTGAACTTATCAAGTTCCATTTGGTTTTGCTGTAATTCGTATTGTTTCTGCAAAGGATTTAACATTTCTTGCATTCTTCTTGCAACCTCTTGTTCAATCTTTGCTTGTACTGACGCATCGTCAAAAGGATCAAACTCTACTTCTGCCTCTGCTTTTGCTTTAATATTTTTTGCAAAGTCAGAATTCAATAGTGCTTGTTGTTGTTCTTCAACTTGCTTTCTCATAGCAGCCAACTCTTGAGTTTTCTTTGTATAGTCTGCTCTGAAATTAGCCATCAACTTTTGTGCGTCTTCTGGTAATTCGCTAACTACTTTGTTGTAGTCGATGCCTTTGTGGGTACCTTCGTGGTTAAAGGCTTGACTCTTGATTTGGGCTTTTGCGAAGCCCTCGAAGTCAAACCCTTCAGTGGTACTTTGATTATTAATCCCTTTGGTGGTAGGATTGTTTCCTTTGCTGGTATTGTTATTGGCATAGATATCTTCTCCCTTTTCTTTTGCTAACTTATCCATAGCAGCACCTACAGCATCTTCCTTGTAAGATTGGTAAGATGTTGTTGGTGTTGTAGAAGTCCCTGTTTGGGTTGTTTCTTTAATGTCGCTCATTTGTAAATCTCCTTATATTACATTCTGGAATTAAATAGTTTCATCATCTCCTCTTCGCTCATTTCCTGTGGAGGTAAAGGAGCAGAAGGAGTTTGAGGCATAGAGCCAGCAGGCTCTACTTGCATCCCAACAATCAGAGCAGCGTTAGCATCTGTTGATTGAGATTTTAAAAATGTTTTAAAACTTTGGTTCTTTGCCAAAGCAGCAATCTTTCCAGCAAGCATCTTTACATCGCCATCAGATTGTAATTCACCCAGTCCCATATCCTCATCAGATACACCTGAATCAATAGCAGCCCTTTCGATCATTGAGATTGCTTTTGTAAGTTCTGTTGGAAATTCTTCTGTGGCTTCTTCAACCAAAGGAATTTCTTGTGCATCAGGACCAAATAATTTTAATGTTTCATTTACCTTACCGATAAGAACATTCAAAGCACCAGATGAGAATTCACCCATAGGGTTTCCTTCAGACATAGCGTCATCAAACGCAGCGTCTGCTTCATTCATCTTTGCTTCTAGTTCTGCTTCACCAGCAGGTGCTTCCACCATCATCTCTTCTGAGACAGGTGTCTCTTGTAAAAATTTATCTCTTAAAGCCATAACTTATTACTCCTCGCTGTTAGTATTACTTTCTTCATTAGTAGATTCTTTTTTTATCATAACAGTATACTTGCTGTCAATATCTTCTAAAACTTCTTTCATTGTTTTAGATTCTTCTGGCTCAGTCCAAGTATTCTCAAGATAACCTAATTTTTTAAGTACGTCAATAGTATACACATTATCGAATGCTTCAACCCAATCCATACCATCTTGAACTAAAGTGTTTACTTTATGATCAAGTTGCATTTGGAATATAACAGGCTGTACTTGTTGTTCGTGGAATTTATCCATCCACGCATCAAACTCTGCTTCTGTTTTCCAAATAATTTTTTCTTCGCTCATTTAGTTTTCTCCCGCTATTTTATCTTTTGGTAAAAATGCTTGAATGTTTGCTGGCTGTGGGTTTGCCATTGCCTCTCCTAATGTAGGAGGAGTTTCAATAGCACTAACTCTACCTGAAGGTTGTTCTGGTTGAGGAGGTGGAACATCAGCAAAATCTTCTGGAAGATTTAGCATTCTCACAACTTCTTTTAATAATTTTTCTCTAGGTACACCTAAGTTAAGTAGTGTAGGTAAGTTCTCAAGTAGTTGTCTTTTTGCAACAGTCTCAGACAAAGGTGTAGAACCTTGATCCGATGCGAAGGCATCGAAGTCCCCCCTGAGATCGTCTGCTTTGACGATAAAGGTATCTACACCAATGTTGAGAACTTGTGGGGTTTCTCCTTCCATAAGAGTTGCTGTGATAGATAAATACTTTAAAGCCATCTCTTCAATCATAGAATCTCTTTCTCTTGCCAATCTTCCAAGTTCAGAAGACGAGTAAGCAGCGAGTGCTGTAATTTCAGAAGCAGTAGTTCTACCTCCAGTAGCATCACCTCTTGTAAACGGAGCAAGGATAGAACCTTGATCTAAATCTTTTTTAACTTCGTTGTGGTACACATTTAATTCGGTGGGCATAGGGTTGTGTGGAATGGCTCTGATTGCTCCATCCAGATCCTCTTCTTCAGTCTCCACAAACAAACCATCTATGCCCGATGTAAGTTGAGCCATTGATTCTTCATCGAGAACACCTGCTTTGACTAAGTATTGTCTAGAGGCTTTTCTCACAGAGTTAGCCATAAAAGATCTGATCGTGTTAATTTCAAAAAGTTGATCATAAACTCTTTTCATAGCAGAATAACCCAGCAAGGGTTGGGAAGGAATTCTATTGAAATATAGTGGTACTATAGGGACAACAGGTCCTCCTAAAGAATCTCTGAAGGGAATAAACTTCGTTTGTTCTAGTATTTTATTCTCTCTCTGGATATGTGGGCAATAAAAAATAAGTTCATCATTGACAAGATCATACATCTCAATGATGGTAACATACTGTGAGTATTCTGATTTATCTCCAGCAAAAGGAGAGTTAGGCAACTCAGGATCAATGCCATAGCCATTCTTGAAGAAATATTCTTTTTCTTCTCCGACAAATTTCTTTGCTCCAAATTTATCTTTGGCTTCCTGTAAAGGCATTTGGTATTTGTGTCCAATGTATCTTTGCTTATCAAATCTAGGTGCGTCTCTATCCAAGATAATATCCCAAGGAGAAACGCTAACAGGAATAACTCTGTTGTAAATATCTCCATCAGGTTGAGGTACAAGTTTGACGAAAGACATTGGGTAAATCAGTGCAAGTCTTGCACAGTTCTCAATCTCGTGTCTACATTTTAATAAAAAATTATTTGCTACTTCTTGTGATTTTCTTACATCACCTTTGTTTTTCAGTCCTGCTTTCAATACAACAGCAGGGTTCTTTGCAAACAAAGAAGCAATAAATGATTCAATGTAACCATAACCTTCAGATGTTTGGATGGACATCTGACTAAAACTTCCACCGTAGGTAGCACCGTATGGTCCTTCTTCCCAGAACCTACATTCATAAACATTTTTATATCTTTCTAATTCGGATCTTTGTTTATCCCAGAAATCTTGATGCTGATGATACAAAAATTCTACATCATAATCTTTCATTATTTATAGCCTCCTTTGCCGTCTCCACCTCTTACATTCCAAGGTAGTGTTCTTTTTTCAGATTTAGATTTTTTAATTCTTTTCCAATCTTCTAAATACATATTACCAATACCAGTATCGTATTCTATTGGTAAATCTTTAACTACATAGTACGCTAAAGCCATAGAAACTATAATGTCATCGTGACCATTTTTGGGATGCACAGGTTTTCCTTTGTCATATTGAATAGATTCGAGTTGTTTGATAACTTCTATATTCAAACTAAATAGTAGTTGATCTTCTATATAGTCCTTTAAGTTTTCAAATAATATAGGTCTTGTTTTATTATTAGTATAAAACTCTTTACCTTTTTTGTTTTTAAATAGTTTAGGATATTTCCAATCTCTAAGTTTCCATAACACAACTTGCCCTACATTGTTTGCTTCTACTATAACTTTTGCGGTATTCCACTTCAAGCCTTCAGTCCAAATTATTTCCGCAAATTTTACTGGGGTTATTGTGTTATCCCAGTATTGACAAACCACTTGCCTTGTTTGAACATCGATGATCGTAAAAGCATTATAATCTTTTCCTACCCCTGCTGCAACATCAACACCCATAACGTAGTCGTGCCTCATATCTGGGTTAGAATACGTTTTTAAACTTCCCCTAGGGTTAGGTATAGGTTGGATTGCTTCAAGGCTCTCAGGGCTAAAATAAGGCGTTCCTGAAGACCTAAATGCTTCCTCTACTGTAGCAGGATATTCTCTATAAAATTTATCCTTACCAAGAGTAGCAATCTGTTTTCTTCTCCAGTAGATTTGTCCATCAGACAAATCATATTCTTCTTTTATTATTTTTTCTTCTGCTCTTAGTTCAAAGGTTGGTGGTGGTTCTGCTGTGTACTGTGGATGCAAATACCAAGGAAAGAATACAACCTTCCACTCTGGATCTTCAGCATAAAGATTTTCCATAATTAATTTATAAAACTTATCTCCAATCTGATTAGGTGTACTCTCAATGATAATTTGATTGGCACCAATAGTAGCCATCATAGTGGACAGGAATTCCTCTTGATCCTCATAGAAAGCAAACTCTGATAGATGTACCCCATCAAGTTGAAAAGATCTTGTACCACCCTTAGAGGACGCTGTAAAAGATCTTAGCGATGACTCTGAATCTTCAAACACTAATTCAGAAACATTATCTTTTTTTATTTTTTTCTGCATCTGCTTTGGGAGATTGCTGTGGAAAGTCTTATCCATATTTGCAATGTTGTTGGATGCGTCTTTTGTGTGTGCTATAACACCATAGGATCTAGGTTGGTTGTCATAATAAGATTGATAAAAAAACCAAGATCTAATCACTGTTGAGATTCCAAGTTGCCTTGCTTTCAAAACAATAATCTTATCATAATTTTTTAAAACATTCATCATCTTCTCTTGTGCAGGGAAGGGGTCGAAGTAATCCAATCTTTTATTTTCTTTATTATAGATTGTCAGCAACCTAACAAATGTGTCGAAGTCTAGCATAAATTTATTCCTTTTCTATATAAGTAGAAACTAATAGTAGATAAGGTCCTTAAAAAAATATGGGGCGAATTTTTTGGTTCCCTCTGGTACCCTATTGTGTAATGTAGTATTGGCCCCTCCCCCTATTATACACAACTAATATTATAAAGTAAATTATTTTATTTGTCAATACTATGATCTGCAAAGGCTACTCCCTGTGTGGAGAGTAGCCAGCATTTATTTTATTTTTTTCTGGGATGGTTGTGCTGAATAATAATAGCAATAAGTTCAGCACATACTTCTTCATCTGGTATATCAAGTAGGGCAAGTGGGATGGAAATATTATTATAATATATCCAAGCCTCAAGGCTTTCAACCATTTCTGAAACTTCATCCCATTCGCCCAAGTATTCATTGAACACATCTAACCAACTTAAGTCCATATCGACTGCGGCATAATAAACATTATAAAGTTTTTCTCTCATAGTATTCTCCAAGTTTTTATAATAAAAAAGAGTGGAGCATCTCTACCCCACTCTTACATTATAGCATATCCTGAAAGGTTCCGCAACTATTTACTTCATTTTTTTTTATTTAGTTCTCGGATATTTCAGTACTGATAACATCTACACCACCATCCATATCTAATTCTCTGCGGAGGATTTCTTCTTCTGGGATCCAATCTATTGGATCAAAGTTTTCAGAATTATATTCTTCCTCTGGGATCTCAACCTCTACATAGCAACCCGCTGTAATAGCAATGTTCATACTGATCTTGATAGTTTTATTTTCCATTTTATATTCTCCTTATAATGAAATTATTTTATTTATCTGTTCTCGGATATATGCCGAGGCACAGCCCCTGTTGAGGTAGGGGCAACACCTTTTGATTATTACACTACGACTTCGTATTTATTTTCTTCGAAGTATTCACGAAATGATTTAGCCATAGAACGGTAGATCTCATCTGTGAGATTTGGTGCTGAACAGGTTAGCACTCCGTTCTCCCACTTATCAATACAGGCAATACATTCATCTTCATAAATCCACTCGCTCTCATAAGCCCAGTCGCCAAGCATCTCATCTAAATCTAAATTTTCTGGAACATTACTTTCATCAAGTCCTGCCCAAGAAATAATCTTTTCTCCATCTACATAATCCCAAAACCAATCTTGGCTTTCGCTGTAAACCTCAAAGGTTGTAGTTTTATTATCTAAAAGATTTGCTGAAAGATGAAGTGGCTTACCAATAAATTTTTCCAAAGTTTTAGATGGAGTATCACAGATCCAAGAAACTTTCTCTTGCTCTGGTGAGAAGATGTATACCTCATTTGGTGAAGTCAACTCATACTCAAAAGCAAAAGCATCGCCTCTGCTATCTATCGTTTGTAAATCTAACAAAAAAATCTCTGCGAGTGTTGGGTTCGCAAAAGTTATTGTGTATGTATTAGTTCCGTAATTTCCCATTTTTATTTCTCCTTATCTGAATGTAATGGAGGAGCAATCCCTTACCCCTATTATTATTATAGCATAATTATTTACCACCCGCAACTTTTATTTTCATTTTTTTATAAAAATATTTTTGCCCTCGGTGGTATGAGGTGGTGGCTTTGAGGGAGCCACCCAACCCATAAGTTTTATTTTAGATTTTCTAACACCTGTGGTAAAGCCCAAGCAATCCAAGCCTCAAACACAGCACGACTATCAAGTTCATTACCCCAGTCATAGCAGTCGTAGGATAATTCTTTTTCATCCTCTTCTCTACCCATCTCTATTGAGTAGCCCCAACCAGAGCAACCAACATAACCTTCATCACAAATAAAATTCCAAAATTCTATTCCGAATTCTGAACACCACTCTTGGAGTTCTTCCTCAAAGATGTAGTCATCTTCTTCGTAGCCCTGTGCTATTAGAATTTGATTTTTTTGTTCTGGGGTTAGAGCATTTGCTAATGCTTCCCAGACAGGTAAGTCTTGGTAATCATCATTACAATAGTCAAATGAATTCGCTGTGAAGGTTGCCTCCAAGATCATCCCCTTGATGTTTGGTAATAAAAGATTTTCTCTCATAGTCATCTGATCCCAGAATTCTACATCGTTAGGATCCAAAGTTGTAAAGTCAAACATCCTTCCGTCGGCAGAGATCTCTACTCTACAACCATCGTGGCTTTCTAACTCCCACATTTTATTAGATTTATTTGCTGTAATTCCAAGAGCAAACAAGTCCGCCAATGCTTCTGATCGGAATGTAATTTCCGCTGTGTAATCACCGTAAGTTCCCATTTTATTTCTCCTTATTTTAGTAACTTATCTGTAGGACAATCCCTTACCCTACTCTATTATTATAACATAATTATTTACCATCGTCAAGTTTTTTGTGAAAATAATTTCATTTTTTTTTGAGGCTGGTATCTTCTATACGAATGAGCGAACCATTTTATTCACTCGCTTCATTAGTAAGTAGTATCATTATAACATTATCTACCATAAAAGTCAAGTTTTTTTTTATTTTTTTTTCATATTTTTTTAGGCTGAAATTCTAGGGGGACAACAAGAAAAAACCCCACGATCTATTCAAGAGATCTGTGGGGCTAAAATAATTTGGAGAATTTTATTTTATGTCTTTATGTCTGATTGTCTGTCCGTCCTGTCTGTCACGCTGCAAGATATATTTCTTTTTTAAATATCTTGTCTCGCCTGTCTTGTCTGTCCCTGAATCCATACTGTCTATCTTGTCTTAAGGAAATAAAATTATTTTATTCTGTCTGTCCGTGATGTCTGGATGGGATGGGGTGTCTTTGTCAACTAACTTTTTTTTTAGAAAGTTCTTCAAGTCTTGCTGCGAAATCATTATGTTTTTCTTTTTCTTCTCTGATGTCTTCCATCTCTGCAAAGTCTCTACAGAGTTGGGCTACCTTGATCATATCCTGAAGTTTTAAATCATTTAATATTTCTGGGTTCTCTTCAAAGTGGGTTATGTACAAGCCAAGAGTTTCCCATAAATAATCTGAAATTTTTCTATCCCTTGCCGCCTGCTTCATCCTCGATAAACACGCTGAATAATTCATTCTTTTTTTATTTGCCATCTTCCCGATCTCCTGTGTGGTGTAACCTAGCATTTACTAGTATAAAAATAATAACTCTGTATGTTATAATAAATAGTATATAAATAATAGAAAAGACAATCTAATAGAAAAAAAAGTAAGAAA